GTAGTAGGACAAAAGATTGGTCAACGAGACATAATCCAATATCTCAAACGTAAAGTAGAGGAAAAATTAGACTTTGTGTAAAACACCAAAGACCCCCGCACCTCCACCACCTCCACCACCTCCAGCCCCAGCCCCCTCACCTAACGCTGACGTAGACCTAGCAGTTAACAAGAGCAAGAAGAAGAACAAGAGCAAGAAAGGCTCTAAGGCTTCTATGCGAAATAACTTGCAGTCAACCGTAGCAGGTGTCCAAGCGAAGGCTTCAAGTGGACTAAGGATTGGTTGACAACTAAATGCAAAAAGACAGTAAGGGTTTAGCTGGAGAGTACAAAAAGCTTTCCTCTAAACGAGAACCTTACTTGAAACGTGCAAGAGCAGCTTCAGTCCTGACTCTTCCTTATCTCATTCCCCAAGATGAAAACAACGATGGTCAAGACCTTTATATTCCCCATCAAGGCCACGGTGCGAAAGGCGTTAAGAATCTTTCCTCCAAGTTGACCTTAGGTCTAATGCCTTCATCCCATCCATTCTTCAGACTCCAGATCGACGAGCAAGTCCTCCTTAATTCTGGTCTTAACGAAGAATCATTTGGTGATGTAGAAACCACGCTGGCCGCACTTGAGCGTTCAGCTATGCGTTCAATCGAAGGGAAGGACACAAGGAATAAGCTGAATCTGATTCTGAAACATCTGGTCGTAGCTGGAAATATCCTCTTTAAGTATGGCGAGAAGTCCATCACGGTTTATCCACTGACTAAATACGTAGTCAAGCGTGATAGCCAAGGTGAGACTCAAGAGATCATCCTTAGAGAACGGATTAACCCAGACAAACTACCTGCTGAAGCTATAGCCCATCTGAGGCTGAGCCAGAAGTACCCTAAAGGCTCTGAACCAGTCGATATTTACACCCACATCAAGAATGAAGGGAAAGGTATCTGGACAAGCATTCAGGAAGTCGAAGGGTTCAAACTTCAGACTACATTCTCAAGGTATACGAAAGATCGTTGTCCTTGGGTAGCAGCAAGGCTTATTACCATTGATGGTGAAGACTATGGACGCTCATACGTAGAAGAACACATGGGAGACCTGAACAGTCTTGAGATTCTAACCAAGGCAATTCAGGAAGCTTCTGTAGCCGCTTCTCGAATCATCTTCCTAGTAAGACCCAATGGTACGACCAAAGTTAAGGCAATCATGGATGCTAACAACGGTGACGCTATCGCTGGTAACCCAGACGATGTGCAGACCCTTCAGTTAGACAAACAGGCTGACCTTGCGATTGCACAGCAAGTAAGACAAGAAATAATCCAATCCCTCAATGAGTCATTCCTCCTCACAGGTGCTATCAGGCGAGACGCTGAACGTGTTACCGCTGAGGAAATCCGACAGATCACCCAAATGCTAGAAGAAGGCTTAGGTGGTCTCTACTCACAATTATCTCAATCCCTCCAGCAACCTCTAGTCAAGCTTGAGCTTGGCTTTATGCAGAAATCGGGATTACTCCCTCAGCTACCTAAGGATACGTTGAAACCTCAGATTCTAACTGGAGTTGAAGCCTTAGGACGTGCCTCAGAATTGGCAGAGTTACGACTATACGTCAATGACCTACAGGTTCTAGGTGGTGAGGAAGTAATGAAAGAGTACGTGAATTTCGGGGAACTAGCCTCACGACTGGCTCTGGGAAGGAACATTGATACGAACGGCTTGATTTATACCGAAGACGAACGCAACGAGAACCGCGAAATGGCTCAACAAGAAGCGTTACTGATGCAAGGTGGACAAGCGGCTGTTCAGAACATGGCGACACAACCTATGGAGTAACTAAGTGTCAACCGAAGTAGAAAACCAACAACAAGAACCAGTTTCTAACGTAGGTTCTGTAACCATCGAAGGTTCTGATGGACAGATAATCTCCACTGATGAAACAACCACAGAACAAGAGCAACGACCTTTACCAGAAGGTATTAACTCTTATGAAGAACTGCTAGATCGCTACGCTGATCTTCAGGAACAGTCCAAAGGTCTAGAGACCGTCGAAGGTGAGGAGAAATCAGAAGAAGACTCCGAAGAAGACACTGGAGGTGATGACCAAGAAAGCTCTACTGAAGAACAGAGTGAACTAGAGGCTCTTCGACAACAAGTAAATCAAATGGAAATGGATAAGCAAGACCAAGTGATTTACGACATGTTCGGAGGCAAGGAAGAGTACGAGAAAGCCGCTGAGTTCTTCGCTCAGAACCTAGATCAAGCAAAGATCGACGTACTTAACGCTGTCTTCGATAGCACTGACATTGAAGCCAAGAAAGTTGCTGCTATGGGTATGCAAGCCCTGATGAACCAAGAGAACGGCTTCGAAGGTCAACAATTCGCTGGAGACCAAGGAGGTCAATCTTCTACGGCTCCATTCAAAGACAATGGTGAATATCTTCAGGCTCTTGAAGACCCACGCTATTACAGAAGTGACGCTGTAGGTGAGTCGTACCGTCAAGAAGTACGTTCACGCATGTCCTCAGACTTTCTAAACACTGGCTGGTAGCAATTACTAGCTAAAAACCTACGTCTATCCACATCTCATTAACCAGTGGAATTGAAATAGACACCCCCTTCTTAAACACAAAACCCCACATCGGGACGTTTTCAGAACGCTCCCACCCTCTCCCCTACCTAAAGGAAAAATATATACATGGCATTCCCTACTGATCAGGTTATCTCTCAAGCAGGTCAAATTAACAAAGCTGGCGACTCTCGCGCTCTATTTCTTAAAGAATTCGGCGGTGAAGTCCTTACGCTTTTCAAACATTCCCACTTGGCGTTAAACCTGACGCGAGTACGAAATATCTCTTCTGGTAAGTCGGCTCAGTTCCCTATGATTGGTGAAACTGGTGCTAAATACCATAAGCCAGGTACTTTGATTGAAGCAGACGCTATCGGACACATCGAGCGTACTGTAACGATTGACGATATTGCTATCTCTCCTGTGTTCATCCCAGACATTCAGGAAGCAATGGCTCACTACGAGTACCGAGGCCAATACGTTGAAAACTGCTCGTTCTCTCTATCTGATCTGGTAGACCGTAACGTATTCCGTATGATTGCTAAGGCTTCTTTCATTACTGACGCTTCGGCTGCGGCTGCGGCTGGTCTTCAGGTTCTTCCAGAGCAGAAATACACAGCTAACATTCAGTTGGCGGCTGCTGGTGATGAACTTGTAGGTAAGAAGCTGGTAGACGCTTTGTTTAAAGCTCGCACAGAGCTACGTAAGGCGAATATCCGTAAGCAAGCTAACGTTGTGTTCTCTCCAGAGCAGATCGAAGCCTTGACTAACATTGCTCAAGCTGATGCTCCAGCGATTACTTGGTTGAATAAAGACATTGCAGGTTCTACTCAGGACGGTCTTCTAGGCAACGCAATGGGTAACCTACCAATCTGTCGTATTGCTGGCTTCAACATCTATGAATCTAACAACCTTCCAAACCAAGATGAATCTCTAGGTCTAGTTACTGACCCAGAACCATTGTCTGACGTAGCGTTTGGCTCTGGTAATGCCGCAAAATACCGTGGCGATTTCTCTAAGTTGGTTGGTCTTGTATTCGTCGAAGACGCTGTAGCTACAACTAAGTTGATGGACTTGACTGTTAAACACGTGGAAGAGCCTCTACGTATCGGTGACACCATCCTAGCTAAGTTGGCTGTAGGCCACGACATCTTGCGCTTCGAATGCGCTATCTCAATCTTGGCGGCTTAATCCTCAAGATAAGCGCTGGGCTTCGGCTCAGCGTTTCCTCCCTAACTCTAACTAGGAGTTCATTCATTGAAAATTGAACCAATGACCGAACTTGA